TGGAAATACTCCTTATGCTATGTCAGAATTTCATGGATATAGTCAATTTAGCTGGGGAACACCGAATAATACTGTTGGTGGTGGTACTCCGTTTAATCAAAATTTTGCAAGCCAATTTACTGGAACTGTATTTACAACAAATGCTGGACAAAGAGATATCTCAACAAGTTGTGATATTAGATTAGAAACCAGTGTACCAAGAGTAAGTTTTGGTTTACATAGAAGTGGCGATGGAGTTACTTTAGTTAGTACTAGTCAAGGACAAGTATCTTATAGTGGAACTTTAAATAAAATAGAAGTAAGGTTTGTATATTCTAATGTAGATTTAGTGGCCCAAGAAAATGGAGGGCTTGCTATTGTATCTGAAGCTTATTCAAATGCAGCTACGTCAAATACACAATTAACACATGGCAATGTGGGGTCTAATCAATATTCTGTCACCGGAGCTGATACAACAGTACTCTTAGCTTCTACTGGAGTAGCTCCAGTGACAGACAGAGAAGGCACTGACGTTTCATGGAATGGCGACTGGATAGATTTTGGAGCAACTAATAATGTCACTAAGTCAGCAATGATTTATTGTAGTGCTGACGGAACCAGTGGTTCTCTTGGAGCTATTGCAACATTTCGCTCAGGCGGAGATGGTACTGTATCTCTTCAATTAAGAGCAAACCAGGATAATAATTCAATAGTTACATTATGGACAAAAGCTGCAGGTAGTTGGAACATGACAGCTGATAGTGAAGACGATGAATCAAGTTAATGCTACCTAGTATTGATAAATTTATATTATGTTTAGAAGAATACAATTTTTTAGAAGTATTTGATAAATGGGAAACATATCTTTGGAGTAATTTTCCATATAACTATACACGAGATATAGATATTATGTTTATAGGAGAACCTACTGAAGAGCTTGGAGAAAAGATAATCGATTTTCAAAAGTACGTTATGGATAAAACAGAAATGAAAATTGATGAACAAGTATTTGAAAATACAAAGGTATTTAAACACATAGAAGATTATAATAGAATAGGTGATATGAATTTTGATGGTAGTATAGTAAAATATAAAACTAAAATACATAATCATAGAAAACCTGAAAAGTTTAATAAGCATTTTTGGAAGTATACTTTAACTTCTATGAATGAAAAAAATAAATTTAGAGCTGGTAAAGCAAATTTACACTATCCAATTTTAATAAAAGATTTTATAAAGTTAGTATTTAATATAAAGAATCAAGATATATATAATACTGCAAACGATTCATCATATGAAAAATATGATGAATTACGTCACGAATGGAGATTTAATAGAAATGTTAATAGATAGAGGTCATATAGTAAGAGGTAGTAATTACCTATACGAACATTGTTTAAAAGAAGATTTAGAAGGAAAGTCTATTCTAGATTATGGATGTAATCGCGGCAATTTTTTAAAGTCGATACCGGATGATTTAACTTTTACTTATACCGGCATTGATGTTCAAGATTCTTTTATAGAATCATTAAGTATAGACTACCCAGAAAATACATTTACTTATTTTAATAAATATCATCCATCATATAATCCAGCTGGAAACCCAAAGCTTAAGCTTCATGAAGTTGTATCAGAAAAATATGACGTTATATTTGCATGGAATGTATTTACACATTGCACCTACGAATATACAAAAGAATGTATAGAAGAAATGAAACTTTGTTTAAAAGATGGTGGTAAAATAATATTTAATCTTTACTCAAAAGAATCATTTGTGCATTTATCAAATATAATGAAAGGCGAAAATGGAACTCATACACCAATTACAGTTATAAATAGTTTTGACAATTATGCTTATTGGGTAAATGGAACTGATATATTATATGATACTACTCTAATGGGAAATTATAGCAGCTTATTTGCATGTTATGATATATCATGGGTAGATTCAGACAATAGTAGCTGGACATTAAGAGAAAACCATGAAAATAGAAGTCACACATTTGTAATTTAATAAGGAGACTGTATATGGCTATTTGGCATATGAACGACCAAGAGGAAATAAGAATGAATATAGAACAATTAAAAGAAACATTAAAAGTAGATGAAGGAGTAGTATACGAGATATACAAAGACCACTTAGGTTATCCTACATTTGGAATAGGGCATCTTGTTATAGAAAAAGACCCTGAATGGGGAGCCGATACTGGTACTCCAGTATCTGAAGAGCGTGTTGATGAATGCTTTGAATCAGATGTACAAACAGTAATAGAAGATTGCATTAAATTGCATGCTGGCTGGGATGGTTATCCTCAAGAGGCTAAACAAATTATAGCAAACATGATGTTTAATATGGGACTTACGCGCTTAAGTAAATTTAATAAGCACAATGCAGCGCTGCAGTGTGGTGATTGGAAGGAGGCTGCTAAAGAAGGCAGAGATTCAAGATGGTACAAGCAAGTAACAAACAGAGCCGAAAGGCTGATGAAAAGGCTCGAGGAGATATAAAAACTAACAAAGGTTGGTTTTGGTGTCATGAGAGAAAGGACTTATTCCGCTGGGATGAGTTTATTAATTATAAATATAAGTAAATAATGGAGGAAATATGTTTAATTGGTTGAAAAAACTTTTTGATAATACTGAACCTGAAGCTACTGGTGTAAGAGCTAGAAATTCTAAAGGTCATTTTGTCAAAGACGATGCATCGACACCTAATGTCAATGAAGCATACGTAGATGGTAAAACACCTAAACGTAAGCCAAGAAAAGCAGCTGCTAAGAAAAAGCCGGTCGCTAAAAAAGCACCAGCTAAAAAAGCACCAGCTAAAGCTAAAGCTAAAAGAAAAACAACTGCTAAAAAATAGCATTTGTTTCGAAAGAGGGGAGTTTAATACTCCCTTTTTTTGTGTATTGGCGTTGTAAACCTTATAAATAACAGTGTAATAAATTAATTTTTTAGAGGATATATACAATGGCAACAGTCAAACTTAAAGGTTCAGAAGGTACTCTGGCTTCAGCAAGTAACGTTAACTTTGCTACACTAGTAAGAATTGTAAATAATAAAACTTCAGTACAAGTCATTACGCATAAAAATGCAGGTGGCACTACTTTAGGAACATTTACTATGACAGCTGGTTCAGTAGAATTAGTTGAAAAAGTATCAACAGATACTCTTACTGGAGCTGCAACATCATTAGCAGTTAAAGTAGCTTATACCAAGTAAGTATGGAAGACATTTTCACGCTAATCTCCGATGTCGGCTTACCGATTGCGGGTGCATTAGTGATGGGAGCTTTCATATTCATTATTATTAAACAAATAATGGAAGGTGTAGTTGATGATATAAAGACGCTTACTATGTTTTGCTCATCATTAGAAAATAGAGCAAGAACAATGTGTAATGAAATGGTCAAGATAGATTTACTCGTAAGTAGCGCATTAGAATTAAGACCAGATATAGAACGAATCTCAAGAGCTGAGAATTTCGTAGAAGATGGCAAGCTTGACGTAAGAAGAGATTAGTATGGAAGATGTAGCAGTTGTAGCAAGTAGCGATCCAACAATAGTGACCTTAATTAATGATTATGGGTTTCCTATTGTTATGGTTGTAGGTTTAGGATATTTTGTCTATTTTGTATGGAATTTTATTAGCACAGAAATAGAACCAGCAACTGAAAAAATGCACATGCAATTAATAAGAGTTATTGACCAAATGAGAATGTTGGACCAAGACCTTATAAGACTCCAACAAAAAGTAGATACAGTATTGGAGTATAAAGAAAACGAAAAGAAAAGAGGTAATGATGAATAAACATGATAAAAACTTTTTATTTAATATGAGTCCGTTATTAGCAACGGCGTTTGTTATGTTTCTTATGTTAATAGCATTTGAAACTAGAGCACAAGAAATAACTCATAAATTTAAAAATCCATCATTTAGTGGCCAAGGTACTGGCGCTCATTATTTAACTATTGAGAACCAAGAATTCTCTCGTAAAAAAGCAATAGAAGAAGCTTTAGAATCAGCAAGAAAAGCTGCAGAAAGAGCTGAGGATAATACTACCTTAGCAAAATTTATTAGAAATTTAGAGAGCAGAATATATGCTCAAATGGCAAAACAATTAGTAGAATCAATGTTTTCAAATGATAATCCAGTAAGGTTTGGTTCATTTGTTTTAGAAGGTTCAACAGTAACGTACGAAGTGATAACAAATGCCGATGGTACCGAATTTATTCGCATGACTATAATCGACGAAAATGGTACATCAACGATTATAGAAATACCTATAGGCTCAGGATATTTCGGAGGAGATGTTGATGGTGATGGCACGACTGACGGCGGCTAGTTTAGCATTCTTAATATTACTTAGTGGCTGCGCAATGTCGCCACGTTTTACTGAACTACCACAAGATTGTAATAAAGATACATGGGGTAAAGATTACGACCATGACTTATGGAACTATGCAAAAGCTTCAGGTAGAACATTTGAAAGAGCATTACCATTTATATGTGTTGAAGCTCCAGAAGTTGTTCAATTACCTTCTTTTATAGAACTTTTAGATTTACCACCAGCAAAACAAAAACCAGTTGTTGCAGTTTATCAATTTGCAGATAAGTCAGGAGCAAGAAAGCCAAGAGAAAATATAGCTGATTTCTCTACTGCAGTATCACAAGGTGGAGTTGAATTAGTTATTGATGCGCTAAAAACAGCTGGTAAAGGTGAATGGTTTAGAGTCGTAGAAAGAAATGGCTTAGACCATTTAGTAAGAGAAAGACAAATTATTCGATCAGCAAGACAGGATTTTGCTAAGAAAGAAGGAAAAGAAAAGTTTCAAGAATTAGAATCACTACTCTTCGCAGGTATGATAATCGAAGGTGGTGTAATAGGGTATGATACCAATATTAAAACTGGTGGGCGAGGAGCTCGTTATTTAGGTATTGGCTATACAAAGCAGTATAGACAAGATGTTGTTACTGTTTCTATGAGAGCGATATCAGTTCTCACAGGAGAAGTTTTACTTAATGTACAAACTCGGAAAACTATATTAAGTTATGGTAAAAGTGGAGATATATTTAGATTTATCGAAATGGGAACTGAACTAGTAGAGTATGAAGATGGAGCGACTAATAATGAGAGCGTGACATACGCAACAAGGTCTGCCATCGAAGCAGCCGTGTTGGAATTAATATACCAAGGTCACAGACGTGGCTATTGGGAAATCGAGGGGTATAACGAAAATGAAGAAACTAATTAGTTTAATTTTATTATTGTCGACAACAACTATTTTCGCAGATACCGATGATAACGAAATCATAATAACTCAAACTGGTGATACACTAAAATTATACATTGACCAAGAAGGTTTTGGTAATAAGATTGGAGGTAATGACTTCTCATCTTCCGGAACTGCAATGTTAGTTACTGGTGCAACACTTGAGTTTGATTTAGATTTCACTGGCAATTCAAATATTTTATTTGGTCCAGTCACAGCTGATAATTCAACTTATAAGCTAGACTTTACTGGAAGTTCAAATGTAATAGATTGGAGTGTTGGTAGTACAGGAAGTTCAGACGATTCTGATATAAACTTTAATGTTACTGGTTCAAGCAATACTTTTGACTTAGACCAGGGTACAGCATTTAGTGCAGAACGTTTAAACGCTGACTTAATTGTCATTGGAAGCTCAAATGTATTTGACGTCGATTGGGAAAGTGATGATGTAGTTTGGAACTGGGATTTAACTGGTTCAACAAATAACATTAATACTTTACAAAAAGATGGATCGAATGAAATGACCGTAGAATTAAATGGTGATAGTGCCGATGTAGACATAAATCAATTATCAGGAACATGCGCAGTTTCAGGTGGTGGTTGTGCTACACCGAATGCTATTATTACATTGGATATTACAAGTGATAACTCAGTCATTCAAATTAATCAAAAAGACGCAGCTAACGATAGTTAGTAGTTTATTACTAGTGGGGTCTGTTTATGCAGACTCCATTGGTGATATTGTTGAATCAACAGGTGTAGGTAAAATAGTACGCCAACAAGAAAATATATCAAACCTCAATAATCTTCCTATACAATTAAATGATGTAGCAGAAACTGCGATGGGTAGTATGCTTATCAAATTCCTAGATAACGCAGAGTTATCTTTAAAAGAACATTCAGAAGTTTTAATAGACGAAATCTATTATGACCCTGACCCAAATTTATCAAAAATGTCTATGAAGTTTACTATGGGAACAGCAAGATTTGCTTCAGGTTCTCTTGGTTTAGTAAACAAAGCAAACATAGATATACAAACACCAACAGCAACAATAGGAATTCGTGGGACAGACTTCACGACTACCATAGATGAGCTCGGACGAAGCCTTATAGTCCTATTGCCAGACGCAAACGGTTCCCCGTCGGGTGAAATCAGTGTCACAAATCTGGGAGGAACAGTGTTATTAACTGAATCTTACCAGGCAACTATGGTAAGTACACTTGACAGCACTCCTACTACTCCGGTAACTATTAATGGTTTAACACCATCTATGATTGATAATATGTTTATTGTTAATCCACCAACTGAAGTTAAACAAGCAATCGAAGATGCTGCAGCTGATGAACAAGACCAAGATAGTGGAATGCTTGATGTAGACTTTTTAGAGTTTAATGAATTAGAACAAGACGCATTAGCAGATAGCGAAAAAGACTTAGAGTTTTCTGAACTTGATATTGATATGTTAGATGTAGACTTCTTAAAAGATTTATTAGACGTAGTTGAAGCTTTGGAAAAAACTAGAGTATCTTTATCTGATGCTCAAGGCAGTGGTGGAAATCTAAGTGGATTTACTCTTAAAGGAGCAGCAGTTGGATTTAATAAAGATTCGCAATTTAATGTTTTTGAACAAGATGGTAATTTAGTTTTCTTTCGTAGCGTAAATGGAGTTATAAATATAATAATAGGAGCTGGTGGTAGTGGATTTATAGATGTTATCACTAACGATTACGAAGGCGTAATGCAATTTAATGACGGAGATGGAATTGAGATATATATTAATCAGTCTAATTAGTTTATCTGTTTTAGCAGATGATAATCACGTGCACGTAGAACAAGTAACTGATGGAGATAATGCTAGTATAACTGCAACTCAAATAGGTTATGATAATACTATTAACTTTACATTTGGACATCAAAATAATACCTTTGACTTTTTACAATCAGGAAATGGTAATTCTATTTCATGGGTTTCATATTGGGGCTCAGGAAAAGCTTGGGGCGGTGATGTAGATGGTTATAATAATAATGAATATGTACGACAATATAACGGTGCAACGTATGGTCGACATATATTAGGAAATAATAATGATGTTGATGTATATCAAAGTGGAACACATACACATAATTTAGATATTCATGCGAGTGATGTTGTACATGATATAAATCAATCAGGAACAGGAAGTCATTATAACCATACATATTTTTATGGAAGTACTTCTACATCAGAAACAACGATTGTACAATCAGGTACTGGTTCTCATAATTCACAAATAAGATTACAAGGTAATCAACCAACAACTTTAAATCTTACTCAACAAGGTGGAACAAATCAAACTTATAGTTTAACTCAAAATTGCTTTACCGTAGGCGGATGTACAGTTTCAGTAACACAAGGAAACTAATGGCATATTCAAAAGAAGTAGTAGATAGGTTCGAATCTGTATTAGCAAATCCAGAAAAACATTCAGTTGGAAGATTTGACCCTAATGATAAAACAGTAATCACAGGTATGGTTGGTGCTCCAGCGTGTGGTGATGTAATGAAACTAGATTTAAAAATGAAAGGTAATGTAATAGAAGATGTTAAGTTTAAAACATACGGCTGTGGTTCAGCAATAGCATCATCAACTCTTTTCGTAGAAATGCTAAAAGGTAAAACAATAGAAGAAGCACAAGCTATTAAAGATAAAGATATAGCAAAAGCTTTACAATTACCTCCAATCAAATTGCATTGTTCTGTATTAGCTGAAGATGCAATAAGACAAGCAATATCAAACTGGGAACCCGATACGATGATGGGTCATAATAATCCACCAGAATAATGGAACTTACAGATGCAGCAATTAAACAACTTATTGAAAAAACTAAAAACGGTAATGATACGATTAGGATTGGTCTTACTGGTGGCGGGTGTGCTGGCTTTGAATATATATTCGATTATGAATCCAGAGTTAACAGTAATGACCACGTGTTCGACTATGGAAAGTTTACAATCGTCATTGATGATTTATCACTGCCCTATTTTGACAATGCAACATTAGATTATATTATAGAAGGCATTAACGAACAATTTAAAATAATTAACCCAGCTGAAAAATCATCCTGTGGATGTGGCATTTCAGTTCAGTTTTAGTATTACACAGTATAACACTTTATGAAATATTTAACTTCAATATGGACTACTATATTAATTGGTATTACACTTTTAGGAGTAAGAATATCAGACCCTCAGTTATTAGAACAATTTAGACTTAGTATATTTGACCAATATATACAATCAATACCAGTAGAACAATCAAACGATATAGTGTTGATTAACATATCCGAGTCTTCACTCGAAGCCTATGGTCAATACCCTTGGCCACGTCAGAATCACGCAGCGGTGATATCTGATTTACGGAACTCGAACGCTGGCATGATAGGGTTCACTATTATGTTCCCAGAAGATGACCGTTTCGGCGGTGATGATATCTTTGCATCGTGGATAAAAAATAATGGTGTTATACTATCTCAAGATGCAGATTCTAATGGTAGGTCATCAAAAGCTCCTTATGTCGGTTATGCCACGTTTGGTTATTCAGGCGATGTATTAGATTTAACATATCGATATGGTGGATTGATAACTAATATCGATAAACTAGAATCAGAAGCTTGGGGAGCAGGATTATTAAATGGAGCTCCTGAAGTAGATAATCTTACGAGAAGAATACCATTAATGTCTCAAGTTAACGGAGATTTATATCCATCATTTGCATTAGAAACTGTAAGAGCAATGCAGGATAAAAAATCATATACAATAAAGTTAAATGAAGCTGGAATAGAAAGTATAGTATTAAGACCTTTTATAATACCAACTGATGAGAGAGGAAGTATATGGTTAAAATGGAATACACAGTTTGAATCTATTGATTACGATGGAAAACCTTTACCAGATTTAAAAGGAAAGACAGCTATTATAGGAGTAACAGCAAAAGGTATTGTACCACAAGTATCTACGCCAGCTGGGTTGTTATATCCTCATGAAATACAAGCAAATGCTTTACAGACAATAATATCAGATAAACCTATATCACGGCCTCAATGGACTTATCTTGCTGAACTTGCAATGATTCTGATTGGTTCTCTTCTGATTGTATTAACGGTATACTATCTTCCGATATGGGTCGGTGCTGTATCCTTCGTTGCCTCTGCAATCGCTGTAAGCTTTGCTTCTTATTACGCCTGGTACGAATTTTCTATACTCCTCGATTTATCAGCTACTCTAATAATATATATACTTTTACTCACCTCAGCGAGTTTCAATAATTTTTATAAACAATTTGTATTAAGACAACAAGTAAAGAAACAATTTGGTACATATGTATCTCCTGACTTAGTTAAACAATTACAAAAGGACCCATCACTCTTAAAGCTTGGTGGTGAAAGAAAAGAAATGACATTTATGTTTATGGATATATGTGGATTCACTCCAATATCAGAACATTATAAAAACAATGACGACCCAGAAGGATTAGTAATTCTTATAAATAATTATTTAGATACAATGACAAAGATTGTTCTTAAGAACGGCGGAACAATAGATAAATTCATGGGTGATTGTATCATGGCATTTTGGAACGCACCATTACCATGTAAAAACCATGCAGATAAAGCTGTTCAAACATCGATTGAAATATGCGAGGCAGCAGATGTACTTATACAAGAACTTGAAGAACAAGGTTTACCTAGGATTGATATTGGTATTGGTATTAATACCGGGACATGTATTGTCGGAAACATGGGAAGCGAATCTAGATTTGACTATTCCGTCATTGGAGATGCCGTCAACCTTGGCGCTCGACTCGAGGGACAAACAAGAAATTATGATGGGGTTCGAGTGTTGTTGGGACCAGAAACATATCGAAGCAGTACATCTAGAGCATTCGCTGAAGTCGATAGAATCCTTGTTAAAGGAAAATCCGAGAAAGTTACAATATACACACCAATCTAATTTAGATAAAGAAGTATGGTTTGCTTGGTATCTAGTAAATGTACTAGATATCTATTCAACAGTAAAAGGATTAAAATATTCTTGTATATATGAAGCCAATCCAACTCTACCAAATGTTCCTCATAGAGACCATTTAATTATTCATAAAGCTTTTTTGCTTTCCACAATATTTAATCCTGATTCCAAATATTGGAGTGATAGTACTATTAATACATTAAGTTTTACCATAGGTCTTGCTGTCGTTAATAATACTAAAATTATAAATGAAGTAAAAAACAATCCTAATACCTGTCCTAAACGCGGTTAAAACTGCTGACATAGTGATTGTTGTGTAATTATTTTCATTATTTTCCCAAAAGTCCTTTACATTTGCTCCGAACTATGGTATAATATACCCATATAGTTTAAAAGATAAGGAGTTTAAATGAATATAACAACAATAAAAGAAATCGTTCAAGAATTTGATGGCATCAAATTTACAACAAGTGGTAAAACTTTCGAAGGCTATGTCAAAGAAGTTAACGACACTGATATACACGTAAGAGCATATAATAAAGATGAAGTTGAACCTAATGGGTTAGCTAACCATTCTACATATATCTTACCTTACGTAACATTTAAAGGTATTAATTTAGAATGGTTTTATGAAGGACAAGGCGCTGATAATTCAGCAATTGGAATGTCTGGATATTGGGTTAATGATTTACAAGAGGTAGTAGCATAATGAAAATAATATTTGATGTAGACGGAACATTAATGGATGTTGAACACAGAAGACATTTTGTCGAAGGAGTATCAACAGATTGGAAAGCGTTTGAAGAAGCAACAAAAGATGACACTCGTATGGAGCATGTCTTTGAAGTTGCTGAATCAATGTATGATGCTGGCCATGAAATAGTTATTGTTTCAGCTCGTAAAGAAAGACAAAGAGAGTTGACTGAACATCAACTTAAACAGACAATGGGCGTATTTTGGTCACATCTTTTTATGAGACCAGATGATAGCTTTGAGCCTGACCATCAGTTCAAACAAAGAGTTCTTGACGAGCTTATTAAAGCTGACTGGAAACCAGACATGGTATTTGATGACAGAGACCAGGTAGTTGAAATGTGGAGAGCGAATGGTATTCCATGTTTTCAAGTTGCACCAGGGAACTTTTAAGATGGGTAAGTTAAGACAATGGTTTAGAAATTGGTTTGATGCTCAAATAGAGAAATCATGGCAAAGAAAAGCAGATAAAATGTTTGAAAAGCATAGTGTAGAATATAGAGATGGCGATAACACGTAAAATGGAACAACACTTTCTCACAATTATTTCACCTAAAAGTGAAAATAATCCTTTACATTTGCTCAAAACTATGGTATAATATACATATATTCGGACAAATTGATAAGGAGTTAATATGAATAAATTAGTAATACACACACAATATCTCGAGAACTACGGAGATTCAAAAGACCCGTACATGAAGTTCAAGGGTGGCACTACTTACGTAATGTCTAACTGTGGCGAACTCAATGAAAATGAGATTGCTACTTTAGTGGCTAGAGTCAAGCCATATATAACCACTGACTTAGTCAAGTCAAACGGTGGTTCAGAAGAATACATCAATGACGTAAAAGTTGTTCCTCACATGGAGCAAGTTTGCGCTGATTGGGATTCAGTCACTGAGTTTTCTTTTGACCTTTTTGGCCATGTTAATTTCATCAAAATTACTGACAACCGTGAAGATGGTTGGATGAGAAAAGAAATTCTCGAAACAACTGAAACATGGACTAACAACCGTAAAAACTATAAGAAAGAATTCTTAATGGATAACGGCGATTTCTGTATCGGCGATAAAGAAGCTGGAACATGGCTTAAAGAGCATGCAGTAGTAGAATCAAAAATTGAAAGAAACATAACATTTTAAGGAGTATATTATGGAAAGATATTTAATAACAACAGAGTCATATATCTATGCAGAGGACGAGAAAAAAGCAAAGTCACTCGCAGGATATATCCAAGGCAAACAAAGAAAGCAATACGATAATCAGCATTGCGTAACAAATTTACAGTACGCCCCATTTGGCGGCGGCTTTTCAGAAAAGAATTTAATTGAAGGAGAAATACTATGAACGAAGATATCATGAGTCTATTAGAAGACATACAATGTAAGCTAGACAATATGGAAAATCAAATCAACAATATGGCTAGTGAAGTCAGCTCTTTAGGAGATATTGAATCAAGAATCGATTCAGTCCAAAGTACTGTTGATTCTATTGAAGGGAGGATTGAATAATGGCTAAAACATTTAATGCGCTGAAAGCAGAATTACTGCAAATAAAAGAAGAGATTGAAATGAAAGACATCATTACAAAACTCGATAATCGTAAAGCTAAACTAAAAGAAGAAGCTAAATTACATAAAAAGCTTACACGTTCAGTAAAGAAAGCAGGCGAACATATGCCAGGCTCTCTTGATTTTAATTCACCAGATAATATGTACTATAGCGAAAAGTCTACAGAAAGATTTCTAGAAAACAGTTCTTATATGGATGCTTATAACGCGTCTAAACTAGACCAGGAGTGGAACTAATGAGTGTATTACATAAAATAATCTCTTTGCAAGATGCAAGAGATAGAGCACAGGACCCAGACTTTAAACTGTTATGGGAACAAAAAAGATTAGAGTTGATAAGACTCGCAGAAAGAGGAGAAAGAGGACAATGGGCCAATACGACGAAAGAGTTGAAAAGCAACGAAATAAACTAGCAGCTGAAGAGTGGGCAAAAGGAGTTAAATGTCTACATGCGCATTCAGTAAGCTCAATGCATTATGATGATAGACCGCAAGATACAGCTGATGGCAAATGCGTAACTGATGTGGAATATAACGATGGTAGTGTTAATAGAACATTATCAAACGGAGAAACTGTAATACTTGGTAAAGCTTTAAGAGGCCAAGACTTAATAGATGCATATACAAAATATATGTAATAATCCTTTACATTTACAAAGAACTATGGTATAATATACATTATGAATCCAAAACAAAAATACTTAAAAGAAACTCGTAACTTTAATGGTGGTATACAAAAGATATATGAATTTCCTAATGGCTATGGCGCTAGCGTCGTAAAGCATAAAGGTTCTTATGGCTATCTTAATGGCTTATGGGAACTTGCTGTATTAGATGTTGATGGTTCATTATGTTATACCACTGAAATAACAGACGATGTTATAGGGCATCTCAATGACCCTGAAGTTGATGCGATATTAAGGAGAATCAAACAATTATGAAAAATAAAACAAAACGTCCAGTGAGTACGCTAACTCACACAACAAGAGAAGTTGCAATTCATTTCCTAGCATGGAGAGAAAAGCAAAAACAAAAGACCATGATAGGTCATAATGGAGGACCTAAGTAATGGCAGTAACAAGTTTTTATATGGGTTCACTTAGATATTCACCTTGTGGCAGAAAGAGAAAAAATCATGCTGCTAACAGAGTTAAAAAGAAACCAGTAGCTTTTCAATCAGTAGCTTTAAAGCAATCTCAATTAGAGAAGATAAGAGAAAGACAAGCAGTACAATACAATTCTATAATGGAAGAATATATGAAGTCTGGTGAGTATCATAAAATTAAAAGCGATTGTACTAAACAGGAGCCAATGAAATACACTGGCACATTAGTAAAAGGTATTGCCACTATGCATAAGTCAAATGCTGTACCAGTTATATCTCAGCAAGAAGCAGAAGATATCGCTAAAATGAGGAGAAACTAATGAATACAATATTTAGTGTATTAATAATGATATGTGCAGCATGGTTCGCATATATGTCATCACATGTTGCTGAAGAACAAAGGAAAGGTAAACATATACCTTTACCTTGGGAGAAAGATTAATTGTTTTTGGCTGGGTCTCATCAACGCGACTCCTTATCACCCGCAGAGGCCTGGCCATTTTTTTTAAAAATAATCGTTTACATTTGCTTAAAAGTATGGTATAATATAAGTATTAAATAATAAGGAGTTAATATGGCTAAAAGAAGATTAAAAAACGCTGATGAAGCAATGATGGGACCAAAACCATCTTATGGGGTACACAATCCTGTACCAACTAATAAAAAAGATAAAGATAGAGAATATCGCAGAGCAAGATATTGGTTCTACTATTTTGAGAATAAGAAAAAAGCCACTGAAACAGTTCTTACTTATTGTACAAGAGTTCTTAATTTTGATAAGACTAAAATAGCAAATCTTAAGAAACTTCCTGATTGGAAGTATAGGATGAAAACTTATCAAACTATTGAGTTAATTAATAATGGTTGGACTGGTTATCCTTTAACAGACGAAGCTATTGAAGAGATGCATACTTTTCTTAAAGGGCGAGAAAAAGAAGGAAGAGCTATTCAAAAGGTAGAAGATAAAAAACCTAAGCCAATAGTTATCTCTCCAGCTGAAAGAATACGTAGAAAAGTTATGCAAACAATGTATCATTCATGGGATACGATGGTAATTGATAAATGGATGGATGGAATCTTTGATAAGAAAGAAGTCATATTCCCTACTTACAGTTTATTACAAATGCATTCTATAAAAGGAGCTGGTATTAATATATTCAGAGAACTAGTTCAAAATGAATATGACGTTATATCAGATGCTTATCATAAAAAATGTGACCAAGCTGTTGAAGCATATTCACATATTAAAAAAGGTGACTTACGCAAAATGATGAATACAATGGATGGAATATTTGAAGACATCGATCGTATGAAACAGAATTCTAAAGTAACGCGAATCCCAAGAGCTAAAAAACCTAAAGCTTCAGATAAACAAATCGAAAAGCTTAAGTTTATGCCTGAAAATGTAGATGCTAAATTAGTATCGATTAATCCTATATTGATACCTGGTAAGCAGAAGCTTTACATATATAATTGCAAGAATAAAAAGTTAATTGAGTATGTTACGACTGCGACAAGTGGCTTTGAGATATCAGGCACATCAATAAAGAACTTTGATAAGGTAGATTCTAAACAAGCTACTTTAAGAAAGCCTGATGAAATCTTACCAATGATTTTAGGTAAGACTGAAAAACAAATCGAAAAGATTTGGAATACATTAACAACAAAAATTGATAACCCTACAGGAAGAGTTAATGCTGACTGTATTTTAATGAGAGTATTTTAGGAGGATAATATGCTATCAGTCGGAGAAAAGTTCCCTGCGTTCTCACTGCAAGGAATCAATGAAAAAAATGAATTTGTGAGAGTTGAAGTAAACGAAAGCTATATGCCACAGAAAAAACAGTGGAGTGTAGTTTATTTTTATCCTAAGGACTTTACCTTTATATGTCCAACAGAAATAGCAGGGTTTGACTGTTTAGTCGATGATGCTAATGTTATTGGAATAAGTGGAGATAATGAGTTCTGTAAATTAGCTTGGAAGCAAGATAATAATATGATTGGTAATATTAATCATACTCTTGCTGCTGATTGTGGATTAGGATTATCAAATACTTTAGGTATTGTTAACGAAGAAGAAGGTGTTCCATATAGAGCAACGTTTATCTTTGATAAGAATAGAATTATACAACATGTATCTATTAACGCTTTAGATACAGGAAGAAACGCACAAGAGGTATTAAGAACATTGAAAGCTTTACAAGCAGGTGGTCTTACAGGTTGTGCATGGAACGAAGGTGAAGAGTTTGTCGGATAAAGATAATCCAGTAGAGCAAAAGATTATGACAAAGAAGAGATTCTCTGCAGCAGTAGAGCATCTTGTAGCAAATAACAATATGTCATATATCGATGCAGCATCTTACGTAGTAGAACAAAGAGGTATGGATTATAAAAATCTTAAAAAACTCTTAACAGATTCTTTAAAGCAAAAGATTGAAGAAGAAGCTTCAGGCTTACATTTAATCAAAGCTAAGAGAGGTAATAAACTACCTTTATGAATGACCCGTTTGAATCTTATAAATTATATAACGCTCTTAAACTCCATTTCGAAACAGATGGATATGACGCGATTAAGTATCATTTTAAGACTTCAGTAAAACCTACTTCATTCTTTAAAAGAAAAGACAAATTCTTCTTTGCGAAGCTAGCAAAAACATATGGACCAGAATTAAAAGAGTTCTATATTGCTAACTTTAAAAACGATGTTAAGTATGTCGGTGATATGCTTAACGAAGGTGGAGAAAGATATTATAGAGACCATAAAAAAATTATGGAATCTTTAAGCTATCAGTTTCAAACTGATATAAATAAACTTAATGATATGGATATATCGTTTGATTCTCTTTTAGAAGCAGAAGAAAACAATCATCCATTAATCATAAAGCTTTGGATGCAAGAAGAAATACAATTGGAAACAATCGTAATCTTGGATTCAATACTTGGGTTCGTAGAACGTGAAAATAGAAAGATAACAGATACTATTATTTGGCCTGACATCTATAGAAAGATTATGAAATACAAACCATTCGTAAAGTTTGATAGAGATAAATGTTTACATTTATTAAAAGAAACCTTTACAAATGCCACGTAATGTGGTATAATATAACTATATTATGAATAAAGTGGATAATTCAGTAATACATTGTAAATATGGAGAAATATAAAATGTCATTAGAAAATCTAAAGAGCATGCGAGGCTCGTCAATCGACAAACTCGTAAAAGCAGCAGAAGCTGTATCTTCAGCTAAACCAGAAACTAATTCCTATGCGGATGATAGATTTTGGAAGCCTACAAGAGATAAAGCAGGAAACGGCTATGCTGTAGTCAGATTCTTACCAGCGAAAGATGGTGAGGACTTACCTTGGGTAAGATATTGGGACCATGGATTCAAGGGACCAACTGGCTTATGGTATATCGAAAACTCTTTAACGTCCATTGGACAGCAGGACCCAGTATCGGAGCATAACTCTGTACTTTGGAACTCAGGTAGAGACGAAGATAAAGCAACTGCTAGGGATAGAAAAAGAAGGCTGCACTACGTAAGTAATGTGCTAGTCGTTTCTGACCCATCAAATCCAGAGAATGAAGGGAAGGTATTCCTTTACAAATTTGGTAAGAAAATCTTTGATAAGATTATGGATGTTATGCAACCTCAATTCGCTGATGAAAATCCAGTAAATCCTTATGATTTCTGGGAAGGCGCTGATTTTAAAATTAAAATCAGAAAAGTAGAAGGTTGGGTAAACTATGATAAATCAGAATTCAGTTCACCAAGTGCTTTGCATGAAGGCGATGAATCTAGATTAACAGAAGTTTACGACAAACTGTATTCTTTACAGGATTTCTTAA